TTTAGTACAACAGTTACAGCAGCACATACATTAGCTAAACCTACAGGATGTAGAACAGGACAAACAGGAAGTATTTTCTTGACACAAAGTGGAGGAAGTGGTACAATGGCATATAATGCAGATTTTAAATTTATAGGTGGTACAGACCCAACCTTATCAACAGCAGATGGTGCAGTGGATAGATTAGACTATATTGTAGTTTCTGCATCTAGTGATGGAGTTGGAGGAGATATACATATGATAATTTCACAGGCATACGCATAATGGGAGTCTTTCAGAATAATTTATTAGCAGGAGCTGCAGCAGCAGCAAGTGCAGGAGGTGCAGGATTTTATACGCATCAAATAGAACAGTCAGCTAGACTTGATAGAGCAGATAATTCATATTTAAGTAGAACACCTAGCTCTACAGGTAATAGAAAAAAATGGAGTATAAGTTTTTGGCATAAACCAGGATTAATAAACGAAGGATTAGGAGGTTCAGGTAATTTTAGCTTATGGTGGTGGGTTACATCTACTGAAACTGATAGTATTTTGTTACAATACACTACTAGTGACCAAGCTTATTTTCAAGTTTATGGTTCAGCACAACAATCAAATGCAAGTTTTAGAGATAATAGTGGATGGACACATTGGTTATATGTTTATGATATAGACAATAGTACAACTGCACATAGAAGAAGACAGTATCGCAATGGAGTAGAAATTACATCATTTGCATTAGAACAAAGTCCAAGTGGGGATTCTGCTACTAATACTACTGCTACACATTATATAGGAAGAGATGTCAATAATAATTCTGCTAGACGAGCAGATGGTTATATAGCACAATATCTTTTAACTGATGGAAGTGCTTTAACACCTTCTGATGTAACTGAAACAAAAAATGGTGTTGTTATACCTAAAGACGTAAGTGGTTTAACTTATGGCACAAATGGATTTTTACTTTTATTTGAAAATGCAAGTGACCTTGGAAATGATTCGAGTGGCAATAATAATGATTGGACTGCTACAAATATGGGTGCAGACCATCAAGTTCTTGATAGCCCTACATTTGGTAGTTAATATGAAAGGAAATACAATATATGGCAAGTAGTGGAAATTTTTGTACTTTTAATGAAACATATAGAGGAACTACTACTTTATATGACCATGTTTTATCAGCAGGTAATACTAGAATGACACAATCAAATATTAGTGGTAGTAATCATGCGTGTGGTTCACCGGGAACACATTTATTTGCTTCTGGTAAATTTTACTGGGAAGCATATATGCCTGCTAATCAAACAGGTGGAAGTCATCTTGCATGTGGTATTTTAAATGTAGGAGATGGTGCAACTAAATCAAGTAGTTCTGTAGGATTAGGAATATCAACTGGTGATATAGGTATTAATCCTGCTAACAATGTCGTTAAATTTTCAAATGTGCAAACAAAAGATTATACAGAATCAGCTTTTTCTGCTGGAGATATTTTACAGGTTGCAGTAGATGCTGATAATGGTGCAATATACTTTGGTAAAAATAATACATTTTTAGGTTCAAGTGACCCAACTTCAGGTTCTAGTAAAACTGGAGCAGGTGCAACTTGGACACCTTCTAGTTATGCAGGTGGATGGGCTCCTTCACAAGGTTGCCAAGGTGGAAATGGTAATGCTATTTATATGAACTGGGGTCAAGATTCTACATTTGCAGGAGCTCGTTCAGCAGGTGGTAATGCAGATGAAAATGGTTTTGGTGATTTTGTTTATTCACCACCATCAGGATATTTAGCTTTATGTTCAGCTAACTTACCTACATCATCTGACATAGACCCTGCAGAAACTGATGATGATTTCCCTGGTAAAAATTTTAATGTAGTTCTTTTTACTGGTAATGGTAGCACTAATGCTATAACAGGATTAGGCTTTCAACCTGACCTCATTTGGGGTTTTACACGAGATGGTGCTCAAGATAAAAGAATGATAGATAGCACTAGAGGTGGTGCAAGTAGATTATATTCAAATAATGGTAATACAGCAGATACATCACAAACAGCAATAAGTGCTTTTGGAGCTGATGGTTTTACAGCTAATGGAGGTTATTTTAATAATGATAATACTAAAGAATGTGGTGCGTGGTGTTGGAGAGCAAATGGTGGAACAACATCTACTAATTCAGATGGCTCTGCAGACACTACAGTACAAGCAAATACAGCAGCAGGATTTAGTATTTTTACATTTGCAAATTCAAGTGGTTCAAAAACACTAGGACATGGATTAGGAAAAGCTCCTTCTATGTATGTTATAAGAGGAATTGGTGAAGGAACATCTTGGGGTATTTATCATAAATCTTTAGGAGCAACAAAATATGTAAGATGGAACTCTACAAATGGCTCTGCTTCATCTACTGCCTATTTTAATGATACAGAACCAACGAGTTCAGTTTTAAGTGTAGGTAGCACACTTACAGGTTCATCTCTTCTTTGTTATGCATGGGCAGAAATTGAAGGATATAGTAAATTTACCACTTATACTGGAAATGGTAATGTTAATGGACCTTATATATATTTAGGTTTTAGACCACGTATGATAATGTTAAAAAGATATGATAGAAATGGTGATTATTGGTATTGTATAGATTCAGCTAGAAATACTTTTAATGGTCCAGGAGCACTTTTAACAAGTCCTGATAATGATATAACTGAATCTAATCATGGAACTAGTAATGTAATAGATTTTCTTAGTAATGGTTTTAAAATGCGTACAACTGGTAGTGGTTTAAATGGAAGTGGTGGGACATGGCTTGTTGCTGCTTGGGCAGACGTTCCCTACAAATATAATAATACAAGATAATTTTAGGAGGTGAAATAATATGTGGGCTTATATAAAGGATAATAAAATAGAACAAATATATCAAAGACCAAAATCTTTGGTGATAGGTGAAGTTCGTTATCCATCTAATATGTTTACTAAATATACAGATGCTGAGAAAGCTGCTATAGGGATATATCCTGTAGAAGATACTGGTAAAAAAGGAGATGATAAATTTGAAAATACTTCAGGTCCTACATATACTTGGAGTGCTTCTGATAAAAAAGTAACAACATCTTACACAATAACAGAAAAGTCTTTAATAGATGTAGAAGCTAAAGATGAATCTGGTAATAATATATTAGATGAAAAAGGTAATAAAACTTATAATTATGGTTTAAAAACACAAGCTAAAAATTTAGCTAAAAAACAAGCTAATAATTATATATCTAGATTTAACTGGTTAGTAGAAAGAAGTATCTATGATAGTAGTAAAGCTATACCTGATGCAGTTAAAACTTATGTAGCAGCTATTAAAACTGATTGTGCTGAGATAGAAACAGCTATAGATAATGCTAGTGATATGTCAGAATTTAAAGCTCTTTATCAAGCTATATATAACTATGATAGTGATGGAGAAATTACATCAATAAAAACAGAAGCAAGAATAAACAGATGGAGTGATGATTATGACGTTCAAACGTACATACGTTAAAATAAAAAAATTTTTTAGAAGATTAAAAAAAAGATTATTTGGTAAACTTTGCCAGTGTAAAGACTAATGAAATATATTTTAATTATATTATTATTCTTTATCACCACTATAAGTTATACTAATCCGAATATTCAACAATTTACTTTATCAACAACATATACATGTGCCTCTCATGATTACCTAACCAATGATTTAAAAATTAGGCATCAACAAGAAAGAAAGGCATGGGGTGTTACCACACAAAATGAGTTGATAGAAATTTTTGTAAGTGATAAAAATAATAGTTGGACAATTATAT